ATCCTAAGAACCCTGAGAATGAGGGTAAAGTTTTCTTGTTCCGTTATGGTAAGAAGATTTTCGACAAGATCATGGAGTCTATGCAGCCTGCATTTGAGGATGAGTCACCCATCAATCCGTTTGATTTTTGGGAAGGTGCGAACTTCAAGTTGAAGATTCGTAAGGTTGACGGTTATTGGAACTATGATAAGTCAGAGTTCGAAGGCCCGTCTGCTCTTTTCGAGGATGATGATCGCCTCGAAAAACTTTGGGATACTCAGTATTCTCTTGCTGATTATTCTGCTCCCACTAACTTCAAGTCCTATGACGAACTCAAGAAACGTCTGGACACCGTTCTTGCTGGTACAACGAAAGTTGGTTCTGTAGTCGATACTATTGAAGATGAACCAGTTGAGAAGACGGCCACTATAGATACAAAAGAGGAGCCTGCTCCTACTGTATCGGTAGATGATGATGAGGACACCATGTCCTATTTTGAGAAGTTGGCCGCTGACGAAAGTTAGACCTTAAAGATAGACGATCAGAAATATTCGGCGTTTGCGTTATTACCCAATCTCCGTGATGTTGCTGGTCGTCTAGCTTGCCCACTTCCTGCTGCAAGATTGGTAGTCTGTTGATTACTAATATTGTTATTACTTCCAGATTGAACATTAGCAATATTTGCAGAGAGTTGTTCAATCGATCTCTGAAGTCCTTCTGCCCACATAAAATTAGTTTTTCCTTGAGCTTCCTGAGCGTCTGGTTCGATATATACGTCTGGTGAACCTTCGCCGGTTGGTGCTGGAGAAGCTGGTTTCGCATCAAAATCTGCCTGAACAACCGCTTTTAGTTTTTCAATATTGGTTTTTGCTTCATCGATCATTATATCTGGACTACCTAATCCCTTGACCGCAGCCTTACCTAGACGTTTACCAAATACTTTTACCCCCGTAGCTTCACTACCGTTTATCAGAGATTCGATTTGAGGTAGATTATCTCCCATTTCTTCTATGAATTTTGACATGCCAGGATTACCAGTGTAGCCAGAACCTAACATGGCGAAGGCTTCTAAGGCCTTGACATTATTCTCTACTGTACCTACGTTTATAACTTTAGATGCAAATCTCTGTAGAGCAGTCATAGGGTCTACTTTATTGTCTTTACCGAAGAAACTACTCAATCCTTCAGCGAGACTACTCAATAAGTCTCCACCACCTTTGAGAACTTGTGTCCCAGCAAACTTTGCCATTCCCATACCATATGTAACCAAAGTATCTGCATTTATCTTGACCTGTGCTGCCTGTTCTGCTGTGATTTTTCTAGCAGAGAACTTAATTAGATCGCCAAGGGGGTCTGATTTTTTACCACCAAAAAGACTAGATAGACCATCTGCAATATTACTGACCAAATTCCCTACAGCACCACCAGCTTTTCCTGCTTCTCCAGCTGCACCAGCGGCCATCGCTTTTGCATATTCAACCATTGCACCAGCAACAAATTTTATCTGAACTGGATCGATACCTTTGGCCGCAGATAACTTCTGCATACCTTCAATCTGAGTATCTAGAGTTCCTTTACCACCAATGAACTTACTAATGCCGTCAGTGAAACTACTAACCATATTACCAAGACCACCAACGGCCTTGACTGCTTCTGCACCAGCACCAATCGCATTGACCTTTGCGTATTCAACCATTGCACCAGCAACGGCTTTGATCTTCGCTGGATCAATACCAGTGGCACTTGATAACTTCCTCATACCGTCAAGTTGTGTTTCTAGAACACCTTTACCACCAAGGAACTTTGACAACCCATCCATTGCAGTACCAGCTACATTTGCTAGACCACCAACAGCCTTTAATGCAGTTGCACCCGCTCCCACTGCCATGGCTTCCATGTATGTTACCATAGATGCAGCGTTTGCTTTCACTCCCTCATGATTAATTTTGGCCTCGCCAAATAACTTCATTTTCTCTAGTGGTGGAACTCCACCAATCAGTTTACCTAGACCAGTAAACACGGCGTCACCTAGAGTACCAAGACCACTCAACATTGAACCGGCGCCGCCGGCTGCCATCGCAATACCGTATGCGTTCATCGCTTCAGCGTTTGCCTTCACACCCTTTGCATTTATCTTGGCTTCACCGAATATCCTCATTTTCTCGAGCGTGCTCTCTGGGCCAGATTTGATACCTAACAGGTTGCCGATACCCCCAGCAATACCACCAACTAAATTACCTACAGCACTAAGTGCTCCACCGATACCTTGAGCACCTAATCCAACACCAATTGCCGCCATACCAAGTCCCACATTGACAAGGTTTTTACCATTAAGACCTTCGAAGGATTTTAGGCCCTCTGCTATGGTTGGGAACATTTTCGAAGCTATTGCAGCTGCACCACCAATTGCTACTATAAACGCACCAACACCCAAACCAAGAGCACCCATTGCAATAACAAATTTAGGTGCAAATACCGCTGCTTTACCGATACCTTTCATCAGTCCACCAATGGCACTACCGATACCAGCACCTAGTCCGCCTACGGCTCGAGCAATGCCCGCAAAGATACCACCGGCCTTACCAGATTCTTTTGAGTCTGCACCTTTAAACTGACTTTGCATACCAGACAATGTGCCAGCGATAGATTCTAGATATGTGTTAGATTTATCTGCACGCCTGTTTGCTTCATTCGCCTGTTCTTTTGCAGCCGCACCACTACTTTCACTATTTGCGGCAGACATCTTATCAGCTGCAGCATCAAGTTTTGATGTGGTTTTACCTAGTTTGTCAACGGTATCTTCGAAGGTTGCCATGTTACTTCCTAGACATGTAAGCGGTCATACCCATATATGCACCTACAACACCAGCCATGCCGATGTAAAATAAAGCAGATAGATCACCCAGAAGTTTTAGTCTAGACTCAGGAATAAAGCCTGGTATCATGACAATGATCGTAAATAGAATCATCGCTCCCATTGATATCCAAGCCATACGCCGTTGAGCGTCAGCTTTCTGATCAGCATTTTCTGCTTCGTGTATTTTCTGAACTATCTCTAATTCTTCGTCACTCACTATTCCATCTCCATCCAAGTCGTATTCATTATATTGTGATTCTGGTTGTAATTTTTTTTGAACCACGATAAAACTCCTATTTCTGTTTTCGTTCTTGTCTCTCTTGTTCTTCGTTTTCTTCCTGTATAAACTGCAACAGTAACCCCATGTATATTTCCCTTTCCCACGGCATCATATATTCTAGTTCACTGAGGCTGTACTTATGATGTTGCATCATGGCGAAGTTCGCCTGATAATAATTCTCCAAGGTTTCGTGTGAAAGGGCTATTCGAAAAAACTTTGGAGTCCCTCAATGTTCACCTCATTTTTTACTTTCGTGTTCGGGTTAGTAAACTTCACCACATGCTTCAACTTAGGCATGGTTTCAAAAAAGGCAGATAATTTCTCAAACATCTCCGTAGACATGTTTTCGATGAAATCATCCAATTCTTGATCAGTCACATCAACTCTATTATGTATGTCCTCGCCGTCATGAATTTCCATAACACATCGTTTAATTAGAACAAAAATTCTCTCAACTTCTGTTGACGCATCAGTGGGCATAACCATATCTGATAGACTAGGGTATCCCATAATCAATTTAATGTCCTTTGTCAACATAACTTCATTCGAATGACCAACTTCCGATGTTACAGCCACCTTAGATAGATCAATTTCAACAGGGACTTTGGTTGTACCATCGTCTTCTGCTGTCATCATAATCGTTGACTTCTCTCCTACTGATTTTGCTCGCATCTGTAGAAACAGATATTCAATATCGAATAAAGGATACTGATATGGATCAATAGTGCCTTCTGTGCAATCTGTAATAATCTGAGCAAATGCGCCCTCAATTATTTTATCATCTTGCGACTCTTGTGCAATCAAGAGGTTCTTTTGTTCCTTAACTAGAAATGGCCGAAACTTAACAGATTGGCCGGTAGACGGTAATTCCAATTCATATGTTATCGTATTTAGCTTTGGTAGTGCCATAATTTTTCATCCTTATAATTTTCTCAACACAGCGGGTATATTCGCCGTGATGTTTCTCTCCACAGAGTTTACCACCGTTGTTGCAATCTTATCAGCGATGCTGGGTGGTGTATTGTCAGCATCTAGAGTTGTCCACGTTCTGAAAGCAAACGTAATTTCATTCTTGATAATGTCCGTAGCAGCTGCACCAGATAGATCGGTGCCTGCAATTGTTTTGGGCCACATTTCGTTAATCTTCAACCCAAACCGTCTTTGGTTGTTTATGTCTAACAGGTACACATCTGCCGATCCAACATAATCAGCATAGTATCCCACATTCCATGTTTCGGGGTTGAAGCATTTTTGTTGCCACTGTTCAAAAAATATTCTTTCGTCTAGACCAGAACTTGCTTGAAAGGTCATAGACACTTCGCCTGCGTATGTCACTTCTTCTGCAATCTCTCTTACCGGCCCATATATGTTAGAGTCAGGACTAGATGTAATATTTCTGCCTGGCAAAGTTACAGATTCGCAACGCATGGATACTGATCTAGAAGCTTCGTTTGACTGTCGTAATCCACTAAAAACATTTTGTAGACCACCACCTGTTTTTGGTGCTGGTGGGTATATTAGAACCTCATATCTACTCGGTAATGCATATCCCTCGTTAGATCGAAATGCAGACAGAATGTCATTGAATACGCCGAAAGCTGTTCCTTCTATAAAATTTGCCATTAGATCATTGCCCTTGATTCTTTCCAAACCAGAGAAGCCGAGGACTTCTTAAATCTCTGCACAGGTAGTAGAGTTGCAATCGTGAATTCATCTGCATCAATCCTACGAATTTGTGACTTCATCTGTCCAGAGAGATATTTGTGTATAGTTGGTTTGACTAAGTTAATGTTCTTTAATTTACTGTAATCCACAACAAGTCTGGTTGACTCATCAAAGGCTGTATTATTAGAAAAGTCCACCAGCCTGTCTAGTAGTTTAACTCGTAGTGGTATCGGGAGATAGTGAAAGTTAATTCCCAAGAACCCATCAGGGTATGTTTCTAGAGGTAGGACAAGGGGGAACGTGTCATAGTAAGGAAGAGTCTTCTTAAACTTAGGATCATACACAAACATATTGAGTTTACCGTAGAACGGTTTGGTATCTCGTTTACCATCCCTGATCAAATCCATTGTCGTAGGTGTGCCAAACTCCTTGATCTTGTCCCGATACCATTGGGTAGATCGTGGGCGACCTTTTGCCTCGTCTTTTACTGCTTGTATGAACTTACTTTGTGCCATACCACTATTTATACGAAATCCCTAGATGATCCTCGTTGATAATCACAAACTCCATACCGTTATTCTTACACCATTCTGTAGCATATTTCCACTTGGCTTCGTTGATGCTCCATGTCTTAACCTCATTCAGATACCTTCTCGTTTTACGTTTTGGTTCTTTTGGTGGAGAACACTGTACTTTAGGTTTCACTTCAATTATCATTTTCTTGAGACTACCATCTGACTGTTGAGCTTTTATGTAGAAGTCGGGGAAATATCGGTGCCGTCTGTTATCCCATGGCGATAAATAGGGTATGATGATCTCTTCACTACCCCACTCAATTATGGAAGTGCTGGTATCACAATATACCATAAATTTCCGTTCCCAAAGAGAACGGTATATTATGTTATGTGGATTCCCCTTATATTTTCGGGGATTCTTTGGATTGTATCGACCTTTGTATGCCATTGGTTATAAATAGTTTCAGTGTATAAGGATATTTAGACATGGCTGTATTACTTAGTGCTCTTAAAAATCAAGTTGCAACATCAGTTGCTTCTAAAGTTTCTCAATTTGCAAAGATGGGATCGTCTTCTGGTGCGTCTTCTTTGCAGGCTCTTACCCAACAGAATAACTTCAGTTCAACATCCTCAAAGAACCTTGCGTATCCTCTCAATGTGGAAGATGATCCAGAGCAAGGTCATTATATCATATTCTACATATATGCAATCGATGATGTTAAGGTCAAGAAAAAAGGTGATGCTATCGTAAAAGCTGCTAGGGGTAATGGAAGTGCTGCTCAGAAACAATTGCAGAATTCAGACTCTACAGGAATGGCATCACAATCGGGAAGGGGTGCAGGCAAATCCCTATCCATCAAAAGACCCCCCATGAAACGTATGGATCAGGCTATTGCTCTCTACATGCCTCCCTCTGTTAAGGTCAGCTATAAAACAAATTACAGTGATCAAGAAATTGGAATGATGGCACAGGTAGCCGGGGATGTATATAGTGATTTGCAAAGTGGTAAAGGATTGATGGAAACCGGCAAAGGAGCCCTTGGTGGATTAGCCACAGGTTTAGGTATGAAGGTAGTCGAAGGTGCTCAAGCCTTGATGCCAGGAGCGAAGGCCATGGCACAAATCGCATCTGGTATGGCTATCTCAAATAAGATGGAGTTGCAATTTGATGGTGTAGACCGTAGAGACTTTTCGTACTCGTTTACATTCATTCCAAAGAGTGAGCAGGAAGCAAAAGTTGTCGAGGAAATTGTGTATGCGTTCAAAAAGAACATGATGCCTTCATATGTGGATCAGGTGAACCTTGGATCAGTTATGGGGAACCAAATCACAGCCAAGTTCAATGGTAAAGTCATGAAGACACCTAACTTATTTGATATTGAGTATCAACATAAGGGAAAGAGAAACCCGTTTCTCAACAGAATTTCGTCTTCCTACCTAACGAGTGTTGACGTTGATTATGGTGGTGATAGGTTTAAGGCATATGAAAGTACCACAACAAATTCCCGAAAGGGTTACGAAGGTGGAGGCGAAGGCCCACCCCCACAGAAAACAACCATAGCACTAAACTTCAGAGAAATTGAGATGATGAGTAAAGAACGTATCGAGGCAGGATTCTAATGTATTTCGAATCGTTTCCCATCACACACTTTGCTGCCACTAAAGGTTCTGATCCTAAAATTGTCACAAACCTGTTGAGGCGTGTTGCACTTCGAGCTCAAGTGGCTCAAAACACACTGATGTTTGATACATACGATGTGAAAGAGGGTGAGTCTCCAGAGATGATTGCTCACAAGTTGTATGGTGATGCCGAGTTGCATTGGGTTGTTTTGTTTTCTAATAATATTGTAAATCGATTTCATGATTGGCCGATGAACAACAATCAGTTTCTTTCGTACATTGCCGATAGATATGATGATGTGAACGCTGTGCATCACTATGAGATATCACAGAGTTCTGGTGATACTACGGAAAAGATTGATGTGGGAACATCTAATGCAGATTACCCAACTGCCACAGCTATAACGAACTTAGAGTTTGAAGAAGCAGAACAAGATAAGAAGAGAAAAATACGTTTGCTTGATCCTTCTTTTGTGCCTCAAATAATAGAAGAGTTTCAAGAACTGATGAAGGAAACACCTATCTAATGTCTGAATCGCTTAGTTACGCTGGTGAGTTTATACTAGAGAAAGTTGAGATCATTGCTGCCGGTGATGATAGGGTAGACCTCACAAAAGCAACGCTCCAAATTGACATATGGGAAGATATCGAAGAGGCTACACTCAGCGGTAGCATAGTCTTTACTGATAACTTTGGTCTGGTTAACTCCATGCCAATTATTGGTCAAGAGACACTTCGACTAAAAATTCGAACACCATCTATCAATGCTGGAGGAACTTTTGGTGAGGAACAAATTATCGATAGGATATTTTACGTAAATGCTGTGGGCGGTGGCCAGAATATCAAACCTAATGTATCAGTGGTTACTTTAGAATTTGTGTCGATGGAACTTGTTAGAAACAATCGTACTATTGTTGACAGAATTTTGACAGGCACATACTCTGATATTGCGAAACAAATGTTGACTAGTGACCTCAAGACAAAGAAAACGGTGTTCGTGGAAAAATCATCAGGCGTCAAAAAGATTGTCGCAAATGAACTTACACCCATTGAAATTTTAGATCAATGTACGAGAGAGGCTGTATCAGCAGAAAATGGTCAACCAACATATAAGATGTTTGAGACATTGACAGGTTTTCACTTTAGGTCTGTCCAATCCATGTATGCAACAGAATCAGCACAAAGGTACACTGTAATTGAGAATGAAACATCCGAGCGTGGTGTTCCTAATGTTCTTGCTGAGTATGCTCGTATAAAAGACTATACCGTAGACAGAAGCCCTGATACCATGACGGGTACAATGGACGGACAATTTTCCTCAGAAGTAACCATTCATGATATATTCAATAAAGACATTATAGTACAGAAATTTAACTATTTTGATCAGTTCGAACCAGATGCTGAAAACTTTACAATTAATAAGTATCATAAGAAGGGTGCCAAAGCGATGTACAGCAAAACTGCTCTAGATCAAGAGGGTAATAACTTAGGATCAGCTTCAACTAAGAAGTTCCTATCATCCATATCTTTGAAAGATCAAGCGCTGGGAACTGATGCCAGTTTAACAACAGGCGATGGTAAATATGCATTTCAAGCACCCAACCCAGATAAATGGTTGCAGACGAGACAGGCATTTAATAAATCATTAGCGGGAGGATTTATTATTGACCTTGTTGCATTTGGTCACACGCATATGCGAGCTGGTCAGGTGGTTGACATTAATATTCCCAGACAAGCAAGAAATAAACAGGAAAAAGATGATCCCCTTGATCGTTTTTATAGAGGCCCATTTTTGATTGCTGCTTGTCACCACAAATTTGCTGTTGATGGTGAGAATGGCCCCACACACAATATTTTCTTACAGTGTGTTAAGGATTGTGTAGACGAAGAACTAGAATTTGTAGAAACTTTGCCTCAAGATATAGATGATACCTTCTTTGAGGCCGATCCTGTGGTAGAAGAGTTCTACCAAGACGAGATAACTTAGAAAGGAGAATGCCGTATTCCTAAGAATAAAAATATCCAACAGTTAAAACAGCGAAAGGAAGATAAAATGGCTAAGACCAAAAATCGCATTAAAAAAATGAACTTTCAAACCAAGGCACGATCAGAAATGCCTGCTCTTACAGAAGATGATAAATACATTATAGAAATGTCTGGATATAAAAAAGGAATAGGGCTACAACCCAATGAAAACTTACAACGAATTAGTAGAGGGTCTACAAGACCCCAATATATTTAAGGCCTTTTTCCTCGCCGGTGGGCCTGGTAGCGGCAAATCATTCGTTACCAAAAAGGTCACCGGCGGGTTGGGTCTTAAAGTAATTAACTCCGATGATATCTTTGAGAAGTATCTTAAAGCTGCTGGTCTTGAGATGGACATGACTACACCTCAAGCAGAAGTTGAAAAAGACCAAAGAGATGCTTTGCGTGATCGTTCTAAAGCACTTACTGTAAAAAAGGGTAATAACTATGTCAGTGAACGTCTAGGAATTATCATTGATGGCACTGGTAGAGACTACGATAAGATTACAGCTGAATCAAATCGACTTAAACAGTTGGGTTATGTTACATATATGATATATGTTAATACTTCACTTGATGTCGCTCTCGCTCGTAATGCAGAACGTGAACGTAAGGTACACACCTCTATTGCAACAAGGTCATGGAAAGACGTTCAGGCAAACCTTGGTAAGTTTAGTCAGCACTTTAGGGGCAACCTAATTGTTGTTGATAATAACGATGTAAAAGAAGATGACGGTACACTATTTAACGGTATCCTAAGACAAGTCAGAGGCCTGGCAAAGAAAAATGTGACCAATCCAACAGCAAAAAATTGGGTTGCGATGAAAATGGCTGAACGTGGCATCACTAAGGCGCCCAAAGGATTCTAGTGTGACATAATTGTCACATTTTCCCCAAAATCAAATAAAATAGCTATTCTGTGTCGATTTTTGTTGACACGAACCCCTTTCGTATGGTACTATAAGACATAATCGAAAAGGAAGACAGATGACTGAGAAAGAATTTATGGAAACCCTTTGGAGTGCTGAAGGCCAGATGATCAAGAACACTGGTTGGGGTGAGGGTATCATCATGAGTACACGCACTACTGCTGGTGTCGATATCGAGGCTCGTGTGTTTTTGACTGATACTGATGAAATCAAACTCATGAGAGGTCTAGACCTCTTTGCAGAGGGTGCTACGATCTGGAGTCCTAATGGAGAACTTACAAATGGATAATGAATTCAACTTCCTGTCGCCTACGGTATCCTCTAAAGATCGGGATATCATGGGTTTTGATGACTGTGGAGACGGTTCCACATGGATGATCGAAGACAATTGGTCTTTGGCCCACGTAATGCACCTTGCCGGTGTGTTTCCCAGTGTCAATATCGCTCGTAAGAATGGGTGGAATAAACCTATTCCAGAGGGATTTTCGGAGTTTACGGTAGGAAAAGCCAAGAAAAAAGTGTTCATATTGAACGATTTTGCTTGACATATCCGAATCCGTATGGTATAGTTAGTTATACACTGAGAAAACAAAGGAAGAGACATGAAAAACGAAATGACCACCCTGATTGAGAACATCAAAAAAGACTATTTTGATTGGACTACCCGCTGTAGTGATGTTAGGGGTCTGGACGCTTTGACGGAAACCAATAAGATGATGATCGCTGAGTTCAATGAGAAACTCACCTACAAGGTGGGAACTAAGTACATCAAGGTATTTACCGAAGGTGGTAGTGTTTGGGGTTTTGTTGTCAACACCGAGAACGATAAGAAGTTTCGGAAGGGTGATATTCTGAAGGCCGCTGGTTACGCTGCTCCTGCTCGGAACGCCGCTCGTGGAAACATCGTTGATGGTGGTTATGTCATCAACTGGACTGGCCCTCTCTATCTCTAGAGGGGCCATTTTCTGCTTGACTCCGCATGGTTTATGTGGTAGCTTTAGAAGTAAACTGAGAAAGAGGTTGTTATGAAATTAGGTACAAAGATTATCGGAAATTACGGTGCAATGATACCACTAGATTTTGGTGAAGTTGTCATGATCGGTAATTTCTCTCCAGAAATCAAGGTCAAGTGGGAAGATGGTAAGAAAAGCACTTGGTTATCTTTGAGTGAGATCAACGATGCCGTTGGTAAGTTGAGTCCTATTGGTTATTATACAGAGGAGGCATATTATGCTGCTTAAATGGTTGAAGACTCCAAGAGATTGGAAAGTGTTTATTGGTGATACTTTAGGTATGGTAGCAATCTTTGGAATGGGTTATGCTGCACTGGTAGTTTTCACATGAACAAGAAAACTGATGCTTTGATGAAGACTCTTGAAGGTGTAGATAAGGTAGCTGTAATACACGCTGCCTTTGGTGAGACTCCTCACACGGTTGCGTTTGTCGATTGTAAATCAACTATGAGTGACAATGCTAAGTTAGAGGAAGCTTTTGTGAAGACCAACAGCATCAATGATGCGTGGTGGAAGAACGAAGGTGTGACTCCTATGTTTGGAGGGAAGTCGTGTCGCTCAACGAGTGTTGGTGATATGGTGTTAATCGGTACTACAAAATATGAATGTAAACCATTAGGATGGGAAAAGATATGATACGGGAAACTAAATTCAAAGACGAATACGTTATTGATCTGGATGGCCCAGATGGTAACGCATTTGCTCTGATGGGACTTGCTGGAAGTCTTGCAACAACCGTTGGTTATGCTCATGATGAGATAGAAACCATGCTTACCAGAATGAAATCTGGTGATTACAAGAAACTTGTCAAGACATTTGATGAGTATTTTGATGGTTATGTAGTTCTTGAAACGACAAATGAGGAGTTGTTGAATGCCTAAGAATGTGAAACGTGTGAAGATTGATGCTGCAAAAGCAAAGGCGCCGTCTGTGCCTGGCAATACGTGCCCGTCAATCGATTATGTGCAAGAGATCATTGACCAGATTGCAAATCGTGGTGATGATTGGGCTATCAAACAAGCCAGTGTAATCACTGATCTGCTTGAGTATGTTCGTGAATCTAACGAGGAGCTTCGTAATTCTTCTAAATACTGGTACGACAAGTATAAGGAGGCCGCATAGTGGATTCTGTATCGATACTGGTTAAGACAGTTCTGGAGTCAGAACTGAAAATGTTAGATG